ATTCTGGTCAACGTGCGGATATTCAGCTTCATCAAAGGAGGTAAAGCAGATATTGCGATACATTTTGTCTGTCATTTTGTGCTTTGAAAAAAGTGAAAACATAAAAACTGAGCGTCTATATATGGGCTAGATTTTTTTTTTTGCCCTGCGCACTCAAAATAAAAAACAGTTGCTATGCAAATACTTTTGTCGGAATGCGGAACCGTGACCCACTGGCAGGGTCCACAAAAAAAATTATTGTATTAAATGCTAGTATGTTATTCTTAATATTTGCCGATGCCACGACAGCGGAGAGCCCGTACACGCAGACGCCGTTCTGCGCGATCGAGACGCTCCCGTAATCGTGTCCGGCGTATTTCTTTTAGACGCCGTCGTACCTTGACCCGTGGTCAAAAACCCTATGCTCACTTGGGTTATCTTTTGCCGAAACGATGTGCTATGCGTACCGTATATTCATCACCAGTTGCCACTATGAACACCGTAGCTACTCAAGATGAGTGGACTTGGAACGCTTCTTCTGTGTATGACCCTGACGTTACGAATGTCGTCACTGGTCATCAACCCATGTTATACGATAACATGATGGCTCTTTATTCAAGATGGATTGTAAAGTCCGCCGCGTTCAAGATCAATATCATCCACAACACTACCAACAATGTCACTGGTGGGCAAGGCAATATTTATGTTACTGCAAACAACAATATTCTTCCTCTCGTTCCTACTGCAATTGAGCGTGTTCGAGAGCAGCCCAAGCTCTATTCTGGTGTATGGGGTTACTTAGGTGATCGATCTCAGAAGCTTGTTCACTGGGTTCGTGTTAACAATGCCGCTATTATTCCGGAGTGGAGTCGCAAAAATCCGGATTGTTATGGTGTTATCAATGCTGGACCAGCTCTCAATAATTATGTCCATATTATTGTTTCTTCGGCAAATGATTCCGCAAATCTTATTGGTCAATGGCGTATAACGGCATATTATGATGTCGAGTTTTCTGTCATAGATGAGCTCTTGGTGGGCTCATAGATTTTTTGTTTTCAGTAAAAGAACGTTCCTCAAATTTAAAAATCTGATTCAATTAAAAACCTATCTCACTCTGGGGATAGCTTAACTTAGCCCCCCTTGGGGGGTTGGGGGGGTCGCGTTAGCGTAATAGATTTTTACTTTTTAGTCAAATCATATAAGGGTAAGTCATCATAAGCTTTGGTTAGGTCAATAAAAGCCGGGGAACGTATCAGAAGTGGCTGTCCAGTATTACCAGCCACTTCTGTAACATCTGTAACATTTGTAGCACCCGTCGGTCCTAAGTGCTTAATCTCACTCAATCGACGATGGACTTGAGCAAACTCATTGCCGCGCCAAAAAAAGGAGGGAGCATACTCACAAGTGATGTAAATATACGGCGAGTTGATCTTGACGTAGCCACCCTTATACTGACCTTGGTAAGGATAGCGGTCAAGCAAACGCAATAAATCACGGTAAGGCCACTTTCCGTCAAAGTCATCAATGATGATGGCTTCCTGCTGTTCGTATCCGTCCCACCACATGGTTCCGTCCTTGATATAGACCGATTCATGAGCTTCATAAGCGGAACGAGTCTTTCCAGTGCCTGCAGGACCCCAGATCCAGGTAACGACTGGGGGCTTGTCGTAAGGACGATCCGTATAGGTGGAGGCACGAAGTTCCTTGATTCCCTTAGCATACTTGATAAATTGAGTCGGATGAGCGCCAGCGATATCCGACAGGGAATTACCCTTGAAGATGTCGCTTGCGACATCTTCAAGGTCGGAGCGTTTGCCTTGTTGTTTCAACACTCCCTCCTCATGCCAATCACCATCTTTCTTACAATAGTCGATTGCTTGCTTCTGACTACCCTTTCGCTCTTCGATATGCATGGTCGGAAAGGCTTTTTTCAAAGTGCTCATTCTCTTCGGTTTGTCAAACTCAGCGTACCCTTGCAAATGGAGACGTCCAGTATCGGGACAAGTTTCACGTCCAACGATAACGTACGTGCACCCATTCTGGTCAACGTGCGGATATTCAGCTTCATCAAAGGAGGTAAAGCAGATATTGCGATACATTTTGTCTGTCATTTTGTGCTTTGAAAAAAGTGAAAACATAAAAACTGAGCGTCTATAT